GAAACTTTTTTAAATACTCTCTAATAATAGTATTTTTAATTGTTGGTTTACCAGCCATGTTAATAGTTTTTACAAATATATAAAAAATTGGTTAACTTTGAGGTATAGCGTTATTTAGATTAATTCTAATTAAAAAAGTGTAAAGTGTAAAGTGTAAAGTAGTTTACACTTGCATTATTTATATTTTAAAATACAAAAAATAACAAATTTTTTTTTAGTGTGTAAAGTAGTTTACACTTTGGGTTAAATCGTTGATACCATTGATTAAATCGTGTAAAGTAAAATGTAAAGCACTTTACACTTAGTTTACACTTTTTTGTTAAAAAATAAATATTTTCACTATTTTGTTGTTTGTATTAAAATAATCATATATATTTGCAATATCTGAAATAGGCACTCAGATGTTAAGACATAGCTCAAATAAAACATTTAAACCTTTACTGGTGTGTTGTAGGAGTTGAGCCCTACTAGGTTGCCAAACCAAACACATCTTTAAAGGTTTTTTACATTTAAAACATTATGATTAAATTAAGAATTGAAAACCTAAAAGACTTTTTAGAAATTGAATTTAACAATACTTTTAAAATTTTACACGAATTAGAAGAAACAGTTAAAAATAATAAACTTGAAAAAGTACTGCTAATACCATATAAAGAAAATGGAGATGTAATTTTTGATTTAACTGGTATTGTTTTAGATAATAATTATTTAAATGGTGAAGATTTTATTGATATGGATTTTGATAAACTAGACTTAAATAACTTTAAAGATGTAATTTTAAGCTACCAATATTCAACTACAATTAGCTAAATTTATGATAACATTAAGTAGAGCAAGGCAATTACTAGATTTTAATTTATCTCTTATTACAATAGGCGATAAAAAACTACCTAATTTTCCATGGAAACCTCAACAAAGTACACCATTAAGTAAAGATGCTTTTGAAAAAAACTATATTTATAAAGGTGGCATAATTAAAAAAGATGGTACTGAAATACCTGAAACTTGCGGAGTTGGTATTGTTACTGGTTATAATGGATTAGAATGTATTGATATTGATTTAAAAATATTACCATCTCTAAAGGAGCAACAAGATTTTTGGAATGAATATATTAGTTTCTTATCTGATAATATTGATGATTTTGATAATAAATTTTGTATTTATAAGACCGTTAATAATGGCTATCATATTATTTATAGATGTGCTAAAATAGAAGGTAATAAAAAGTTAGCAAAATTAGAAGGATATACAGAGGCTATTTTAGAAACTAGAGGTACTGGAGGTTATATTTTTGTATATGAAAATAAGGTAGGTAAATTGGATTATACTGAAATTAAAGAAATATCTATTTTAGATCGTGAAGTTTTATTAGAGATTAGTAGGTCTTATAATTTTATTGAAGAGGTTAAAAAAATAGAACCTGAACAAAAAGAGTATTCTGATTCTAAAATTAAGCCATGGGATGACTATAATTCTAAAGTATCTATTTTTGATATTATTTCTGATTCATTTGAAGTAGTAAGGAATATTAAAGATAAATATATTATTAGAAGATTTAATGCTACTTCTGCACATAGCGGATATGTTTATAAGAATAGCGGATGTATGTATTTATTTTCAACTGGTACAATATATCCAAACGAAAAGCTAATAAGTCCATTTACTGCCTATACAATTAAACACCATGGCGGGGATTTTAAAGAGGCTTCTAGAGTTATTTATAATGATGGCTATGGTTCTAGGTTAATAAAAGAACCTAAAGAACTGCTTGAAACTGTTATAATTGATAAAAAAGATTTAGAGTTTCCTTTAGATATATTCCCTGAAAGCGTACAAAATTATATTAAATTGTGTAATAATACTTTAGATAGTTCTATTGATTATATGGGTTGTTCATTCCTTTGGATGTCTAGTGTTATTATTGGTAACTCTATTAATATACGCATTAAAAATGGATGGATTGAAAATTGCACACTTTGGATTTCTATTGTAGGTAAAGCTGGTTTAGGTAAAACGCCATCTATTTCAAATATTATTTTTCCTTTGATGAAAGCTAATAATAGAGAAATTAAGCAATTTATTAAACAAAATCAAAAATATCATGCTTACAAGGAATTAGATAAAAAAGAACAAAAGAATACAGAAGAAATAAAAAAACCGATTAAAACTCAATTTATTGTAAACGATATTACTTTAGAGGCTTTAGTAGATTTACACGAAGAGAGTGATAATGCAGTAGGGGTTTTTAAAGATGAACTTGCCGGGTGGTTTAAAGATATGAATAAATATCGTGCTGGCTCTGATTTAGAATTTTGGTTAAGTAGTTGGAGTGGTAAAGCTGTAAATTTAAACCGTAAAACCGCTAAATCTGCCTTTGTTGAAAAGCCTTTAATTCCAGTTTTAGGAGGTATACAACCTAGTATATTAACTACATTTTACACAGATGAAAATAAAGATAATGGATTTATTGACCGTATGCTTTTAGCGTTTCCTGAATTAGAAATAGAAAGTTATAACGATAAAGAAATATCAAAAGATATTTTAGAATGGTACTCATCAAGTGTTATTAATTTCTATGATGCTATTAAAAAGGATATTTTAAAAAGAAATATTGAAATGGAAATAGAACCAATTATATCAGACTTTTCAAGTGAGGCTAAAACTGAATGGATAAGAGTTTTTAACGAGATAACTAATATTCAAAATAGTGATGAGGAAAATGAATATATGAAGTCTATGTTACCTAAACAAAAATCTTATATTCCTAGATTTGCATTGATATTAAATACAATAGACTGTTTTTATTCTGATAATAATGATGTAACAACTATTACAAAAGAAAGTGTTTTAAAAGCTGAAAAGCTATCAAAGTACTTTATTGCCATGGCTAAGAAAATTAAAGTTAATACAGTTGAGGTTTCAGATATAAAGAAAAATCTTTACCAAAATAAAGATAAAACAACTAGAGATAAATTTAACGCTTTATACGCTGAAAATCCTAAATTGAATAAAAAAGAGGTTGCGGATTTATTAGGAGTATCAAGACAAATGATTTATAATTTTATTAAAGACATAGAGAAAAATGACACAAACTAAAACAATAGGTAACCAATCCTTTGATAAAATACAGGGTAAAATTTACACCGAAGTAAATGGTACTAAAGTACAAGTAAAGACTAGATTTAGTCTAAATGATATTTATATGGAACAAACAAGACTTAAAATTAAATTATAATGGCTAAACAAAAACTATCACTTCAAACACTTACCGACCTAGACTGGTCAATTAGATGTTCTAAAACTAAAATGCAACCTGATTATGTACCTAAAACTACATTTACTGATAAAACAGCAAACGGATTAACTAAATGTATTGTTCATTGGTTAAACTTAAACGGATGGCAAGCAGAACGTATTTCTACTACTGGACGTTATATTGATAACTCTAAAATAGTTACAGATGTGTTAGGTAATAGAAAAAAGATAGGAAGCGGTAAATATATCAAAGGTTCCGGAACAAATGGTAGTGCAGATATTTCAGCAACTATTAAAGGACGCTCAATTAAGATAGAAGTAAAAATTGGTAAAGATAAGCAGTCAGATGCACAAAAGAAGTATCAAGAAATGATTGAAAAGGCTGGGGGTGTTTACTTTATAGCTACTGATTTTGATGAATTTATGATGTTTTACAAAGGCATTATTGAACAGACTATTTAACCAAACAATGACTTTTTGAATGATATAAAAATATTTAACGGGGATATTAACTTTTAAAATTATAGAGATGAAAACTAGAATACCTAGAAAATTAAAGAAAAAACAGAAAACTATTTTAACATTTGCTAAAAAATTTAGAAGATGCGAGTTAAAACACTTTAGTAAATTAATTAATAAACTGGAATTATGCTCCTAAACATACTATACACAATAGCCAGAATTTTACTATTACCAATTAAATTTGTCATCTTATTAGAGTTTATAGATTTTTTGTTATATTATTAATTATTGTTATATTTACACCATGAAACACATTATAATTTTATTATCGGTTATTCTTCCAGGGTGCAGTAAAAAACCTATTAACCCTATTCCGTTACCAATTAATACTCATATTGTTGAGGTAATTTATAAACCACAATATAATCATTCCTATTTTACTTTAGCTCTTAACTATCCTAATGGTGAAGTTATTGGAGTTTATCAAGATACTAGTAATAATGTTATTATTAAAACTTATACTTTAACAGACCAACCTATTTTAGTTAGTGGAAAATCTTATAACTTTATTCAAGGAACTGATACAATGATTATAAAGATAGACGGAATTGTATTTGAACACTTTGTAGGAATAAGTTATTCGAGAGTAATTAACGTAAACTAAACTGTTTTAGATAATATAAAATATATTAATTTATTATGGCAAAAGGATTTCAAAAGGGACATAAAGGATTAAAACCAAAAGGCTCAAAGTCTTATAGAACTATTGAATGGGAAAACTTTGGTAAGGAATTACTTGAAAAAGGTATGCCAAGAGCTTTAGAAATTATGGACACTTGCGAAGATGATAAGTTTATGAATCACTTTACTGGCCTTTTAGAATACTTTAAACCTAAACTGGCAAGAGTAGATAATTTACAACTTCCTGAAAATACAACACCTTTAACTAAAATTGAGATAGTTGATTCAACTAAATCGTAAATATTTACCTTTAATTGAAAATAATACACGTTACTTTATTATTACTGGAGGGCGTGGCTCTGCTAAATCTTTTAGTGCTTCATTACTTTTTACCAAGTTAGGAATAGAAGAACCTCAACGAATACTGTTTACTCGTTATACAATGGTTGCAGCTCATTTATCTATTATACCTGAGTTTGTAGAAAAGATTAAGTTATACAATGCTGACAACCTATTTAAGATTAATAAAACTGAGATAGTAAATGAAACTATTGGAAGTTCAATTATCTTTAAAGGAATTAAAACAAGTTCAGGAGACCAAACAGCTAATCTTAAATCATTACAAGGTGTTACCACATGGGTACTAGACGAAGCTGAAGAGTTAAACGATGAGAGTATATTTGATAAGATAGATTTCAGTATTAGAACTAAAGGAATACAGAATAGGGTAGTTTTAATTATGAATCCTAGCACTAAAGAGCATTGGATTTACAAACGTTTCTTTGAAGCTAAAGGTGTTCAAGAGGGCTTTAACGGCATTAAAGATGATACTACTTATATTCACACTACTTACTTAGATAACATTAATAACCTGGATGAATCGTTTTTAAAACAAGTTGAACAAGTTAAACTAACACAGCCTGAAAAGTTTAAGCATATTATTTTAGGCGGTTGGTTAAATAAAGCTGAAGGTGTTATATTTACCAACTGGCGAATAGGTGAATTTGATAATACCATACCTAATGTATTCGGTCAAGATTATGGATTTAGTATTGACCCTAGTGTTTTAGTTAATGTGGCTATTGATAAGTCTAAACGTATCATTTACGTTAATGAGTGCTTTTGTAAACCTTTTATGACTACTACTGATATTGAGATAGAAAATAAACGTTATGCTGGAGATAAGTTAATCATCGGAGATAATTCAGAAGGTCGTTTAATTGAAGAGATAAGACGTAAAGGTGTTAACATTAAAGAAACAGTTAAGATAGCTGTTAGTTCAGGTATTGCTTTGATGCAAGATTATGAGATAGTAGTTACTGAAACGAGCCTAAATATAATTAAAGAATTAAATAACTATTCATGGTCTGATAAGAAGTCAGGCACTCCAATTGATTTATACAACCATTGTATTGATGCTATACGTTATAGCGTTGTTTATCAATTAGATAATCCAAATATAAAAAGAATGTCACCTCGTGGTTTTGGAGTTAAAAGAAATTAGTATATTTGTAACTATGCAACAAGTAAAAGTAAACAATGAAATATATGAAGTTCCAATTAGTTGGAGTGAATTAAACTACTGGAAGGCTTGCCAGGTATTAAATTTAGTAGGAGATAAAGGCAAACAACTTGCTTTACTTTCTAAAATACCTATGCAATTAATTGATATTATGCCTAATAATCAAATACAAATATTCTTTGATTTAATATCATTTACTGAAAACTTAGAAGTATTTGAAGGGCAAGAAGTATTGGATGAGTATAAAGATTTTGACTTTGGAAGTATTGAATACGGTAAAGCTGAAGCTATTAAAAAGATAATGGCTAAAGATTTATCAGGCTTTGAGGTTGCAGCCGAATCAATTAAGTTTCTTTATAACAAAGATATTAATGAGATGCCATTTTTAGAAGTGATAGGTACAGCTAATTTTTTTTTGAGCAAATTACTAGCTTCTATAATAGTTTCTCCCAACTTGGAGAAGGTGAAACGAGCAATGAACAAATCCAAGCTGGAATTGAAAGACTATACAGTTTTGGTAGCTTTGCAACATACATTGAACTCGCAAGGAGTGGAGCAATCGGAAACACAATAGACGAAGTATTAAAGCAGCCAGTAAGAGTTGTTTATATGCTTTTACTTTATGATAAGGAATATAGAGAGTACGAAAAGAAATTAACAGAAATATTAAAGAATAAGAAATGACAATACAAGACGAGATTAGAGAACATATAAAGACGTTTAAACCAACCGCTATATTTAGTTATGGTCGTAGTTTTGATACATCTTTAAAAACAGCATTAGATTTAATTACTGATTGGTTTATTTATTTAGAGCCAGTTACATTTAATGGTCAATCTAATAATACAGAATCTGCTACAATAGTTATGGGATTCCTTAAACAAGATAGTCCTGATTCAAGTTATGATAAGGATGATAATTTAGATATAGACCCAAGTATTGAGGAGATACAGTCAGATGCTCATACGCTAGCTTTATTATGGCTTAATGACTTCTTAGATAATTACAAGCATTCAGATAGCACTTACACATTAGAGCCTATTACACGCATTAAAAACGTAATGTCAGGCAAGTTATTGAGAGTAACTTTTAATGGTAAACCTAAATGCTAACACTAAGTCAGGAACTTGTTATATCTAATTTTGCTAAAGAGTTTATTAAACTTATTCAGTATGCTATTAAGAATAAACCAATTAAAAGAGTTAGTAGACGTAAAGTAAAGGGTAAATATGTAGATAAAGTATTTTCAGCTCCAGTTAATGCTTCAGGTGAATTAGCTAAAACGTTAAGATATGAGATAACAAACACTAGCTTATCTATCTATGCTAATGATTATATTTATGATTTAGTTTATGGTAAAGCTCCAAGTAAAACTGCTATGGGCATTGACTTTAATTTAGATTCAAAGATTAAGAAATGGATAGGAGATAAAGGAATTAGTGCCGTTAATATGTCAGATGACACTTTATCTACTTTAATTACCAATAAAATACAAAAGTTTGGTTCATCTATTTACCTAGCCCATCATGGTAATAATTCAGGCTTATTAGAAAATATAATAAATGATAAGTTAATTAGTGATTATAATAGTAAATTTACAAAGCAGTTAGCTGAAGATTTCAAAGCTGCTTTTAATAATGGCAACTAATATAACGCAAGATACAACGCCTTACATATGGTCATCCGCTAATGATGATGTTGTCTATACGTTTACTTTTAAACAAAAGGGTATTTTTGGTTTTGCAGATGATGGTAATGGATTTGTTGAAATAGTTTTAATTTCACCATTTGATGTTACACCAGTACCAGGCGATTATGTATTTATAGACAATCCAATTTATTACGGAACTTATAAAATAAAATCAGTTGTTAGCTCTTCAAATTTAATTTTAGATACACCTTATGTTGCGCCAACAGTAGTTTATACAACTATTAGACATTTAAGAATACCAACGTTTAGTTTATACAAAGGTACTACTGGTTCTGAAGGATATACAAATGATTTACCTTATACAAAAGTATCTGACATTAAACCTCCAGTATCATATACTGGGGCTGGAATACCATATATTAGCATTAATATAAAAGGATTAGTTAAAAGTATATTTACTAATACATTTAGCGTTCAATCAGGTGAAATAGATTTTAATATTTTTAATGCTATTAGATTATTTTGGGATGGTGTTAATACTATTTATGATTCAACAATAGCATATACTTTTGTTTTAAACTCAGCTATAACAAATGATGAATTAAAAGAAAAAATTATTACAGAGGGGTTTTATATAACTCCAATTGATAAACCATTTATTTATACTCAGGGAATTACTTTTGTAAATAAGTTTAACCAAGTAACAACTGTGCCTTATTTATATGTTTACATTAACGGAGTATTGATATGATAACACAAAAAATAAGAATATTAAATAATACTAGTACTAGCGTTTTATTTAAATTAGCTGGTTTGTTTTCAAATTTAGAATTAAATAGTTTAAGTACCGTACCAGCTTGGATAACTGAAAATCTAATTTCAGGATATATTTTATCTATTGATTTAGATCCAACTGATTTAGGAACATATTATATTTACTATACATTAGGAGGTTCACCACCAACTGAGGATGCTTTATTAATTATTGAAGTAGTTGATAGTTTAACTAATGATTTAGATACTTGTGTTAAGTCTATAACTAGTGTTTCTGATTCATATACTAATGATAATGGAAGAGTTAAAATAACCGTTCAAGTAGATTTTACTAGTTACGTTCCTAAAGTAAATGAGTATGTGTATGTTTCAGGATCTATTTATAGTGGTTATCATAGAATATATAATACTGATTTTGGAAGTATAACTTTAGATTTACCTTATATTAGCTTTGCTGGTTCCACAGATTTGATATATTTTTTTGGAAGTAATACGTCAAAATGTTTAGTTTGGATTAATAGAGAGGGTGGTCGTTCATCTTATACATTTGACCAAAGAAAAGATTTTAATGAAATTATTGGAGAAAGTAAAACGTTTGATAACAATGGAAGTATTAAATATATTAACAGAGGTAAGAACTTTGATTATATAACTGTTTATAAAACTGGTATATCTAATACAGAAGTAGATTTAATTGAATCTTTGCGTTACTCTATTCAAGCATGGGAGTTTGATGTTAATACTAATACAGCTATTCCTATTGTATTAGATTCTAATTCATTTAGTAAATACAATACTAAAAATAGAATGAATGAGATTAATTTAAAATATAGAATTGCAACTTATAAACTAATTCAAAACCAATAATGTTAATACTTCGTTCAGATAATGGAGATTTTGATTTGTTTGGTAATGAGGACATTGTACAAACATTAGCAATATTTAACCTTGAAGATATTTCTGCTAGGAGTGGTGAATATACGCCTTTATTTAATTTACCTTTAACTAATAATAATATTAGATTAATTGAATATGCTACTTTTATTAACAGCGTAAATACAGCACCGTTTAAAAAAATACCAATTAAATTAATTATTGATGGTATGGATTGTAAATTAGGTTTCTTAGCTATTGATTCCGTTACTGATACTATTAAAGCTCGTTTTTATTCAGGTAATAGTAACTTTTATGACTTATTAAAGTCATTATATTTAACTGATTTAGATTGGTCGACATATAACCATATATGGAATTATACAAATGCAGTATCTAGTTCGTCTAATACAAGTGGTTATATTTATCCAGTAATGACTTACAATGGTCAAATATTATCAGGAGACATTGTAGATGTTAGAAAGATATTACCAGCTACTTACAATAGAACTATTTTAAATAAAATTTTATCTGAGTTAGGCTATACTTCTGATTTAAACTTTGATACTTCTGATTTAGATGTTAGTTTATTGCCTTATGCTAAAAAAAATCCTACTTTAACTCCTGAAGTATTATTATTAAATAGTGTTGATGTATATAGAACTGAAAATTATATAGTACCTACTTATACTCATGTTATAATACCTGGTTATCCTAATTTTTATAATACAATTTTTAAATCATCTGAGTTTACAGATATTGGAACTACTGGAAGTTCACAATATTATGATTTTATAAATAAAAAATTTACAGTTCAATACTCAGGTACTTATTCAATAAATGCTCTATTAGAATTAGATGATTATGATTTAGGATTAGTTGGAACATTCAATGCAACAAATGTAGTTTATTATAGATTTAATTGTAATATTTATATTCAGGTTTTAAAAAGATACAACGGAACTAGTTCTGTTGTAAAAAATGAGTTAATTGGAACTATTGGTGCTGGTTATAATAATACAGCTTCTCCAGTTAGTTCAATTGTTTCTTTTACTGGTGCTTATGTAAATAATACAACTTCAGTAGATGTTTATTTAAATTCAGGTGATGAATTATATGTAGGACTTTATGTAGCGTTTACTTGCGATGTTGCATCAAACGGAACTAATCCAGTTAAAACTTATTTAACTTTTAATCCAATTATATTAGATACAGCTACATTAACAATAGATTTAGAACCTGAACTAGTATTTGGTCAATTAATACCATATTCTACTATCCTACCTAAAATTAAATGTAACGATTTTATTAAAGATATTTGTATTAGATTTGGTTTATTATTTAGTGTTAATGAAGATGCTAAACATATTATAATTAATAAATTAGATACTATTATTGATAACATACCAAATGCCATTAATTGGAGTGATAAACTAGATGATTCTGAATTACCTGAGATTAATTTTAAATATGATAGTTACGCTCAAATAAATCATTTTAAACATAAAGAAGATAAAACTGTAACTAATACAGACATTGGAACAGATTATATTTTAAATATTAATAACCAGAATTTAGAACTAGAGAAAACTATTTATACTTCACCTTTTGCACCTTGTGAGAATGTAGATTTTAATGGAACTACTACTGCTATAATTGGTTTATATAATACAACTAACTCTAAATTTGATATAGATGTACAGCCTAGAATTTGTTTTAGTGAAGCCGTTATAGGTGCTTTTAAATTTACAGATGGTACAACTACAAGCGGATATATAAATACTCGTAGAATATGGTTTATAGATAACGCATTGCCTGATTTATCAATGGGTTTTGGTACTAATTTAATTACTAAAAACTCCCAATACTTAATTACTACTCTACAAGATTTAAGATTAGTTAAAGCTAATTTTAATTTAAAAATAATAGATATTAAAGACTTTGATTTTTTTACACCAATTTATATAGAACAATACCAGGCTTATTTCTTTGTATCTAGTATTAACCAATTCAATTACACTAGACCTGATTTAACAGAGGTTGAACTTATTAAACTTAATCAATAATGGCACAGCAAGTAGAGATATTTAATATAGATTTTGGAGATACTTTAGATAGTATTGAAAAATTAAAAGCAGAGTTAAAAGAAACTCGTAAACTATTTGAAGCTGCAAAGCCTAACACGCCTGAATTTGCTAAGTTTTCAAGTGAGGTAAAGCGATTAGATGGTACAATTAAATCGTTAAACTCTGCAACTAAAGAAAATCAAAATGCACTAGGAGGTATTAATACGGCTGCTAAGTTTGCTTCTGGTTCTTATGGTGAATTAAAGCAAAAGATTGACCAACAAAAGAAAGCATTAAATGAATTAACAGTAGGTACAGATGAGTTTAATCAAGCTCAAGAGGAGTTAATATCATTACAAGAACAAAGAATAGAAGTTGAAAAGAAGATACCTAGCTTATTCCAGGAACGTATTAAAGGAGCTTTAGATGAAAGTAACGCATTAAAACAATTAAAAGCGGATTTAAAAGCTGCTCAAAGCGCTGCATTAAATGGAGATGGTAAAGCTGCTCAAAGGGTAGCGGAACTAAAAGATAAGATTGACGATTTAAAGGATAGCACTAAATCTTTACAAGGTTCAGGAGTTGAACGTTTAAACACTTCTGTACAATTATTAACTGAAGGTTTCCAAAACTTTGATACAGATAAGTTAGCAACTGGTTTTAAAGGTATTGGTGCTGCTATGAGTGCTATTCCTTTAATACTTTTAATTGAAGGTATTAAAGCATTAATAGATAATTTTGATGAAGTTATTAAGTTTGCTAAAGAATTAACAGGAGGTTTTAGTGCTGCTGAGAAAGAAGTTATTAGTTTAACTAAAGCATTTGAGCAAGAAACATTTGTTAATAAAACTTTAATAGCACAGTACGATAATCAAATTGCATTATTAACGGCTCAGGGAGTTAGTGAAAAAGAATTAATAGAGATTAAAAAGAAAAAAATAAACCTAGAGATAATTGAAGCAGATAATCAATTAAAATTAAACGCTGCTAAGGTTGCTCAAATATTATTAAATGATACTTTAGGAGATTCATTACAAAAGCTAAATGTTGCTTTACTTCGTAAAACAGGACAAGATGAAGCCGCTAATATTTTAGAAAAAACTATATTAGCAGATAAAAAGAAACGAGCTAAAGAAGAATTAGATTCGGCTCAAACTGCTGCAATTAACTTAGCTAAACTTAAAAACGATTTATTAATATTAGACGTTGAAACTAATAAAAAAGAATTAGATAGTGCTAAAAAAACAAAAGAAGAAAAGCATAAACTTGAAATTGAGCAATATAATGAATCGATTAAAATTAGAGATGAGTTAATAAAAGAACTTGAAGATAAAGAAAGGCAGCAAAGAGAACTAGAGAAGCAACAATATGAAATAGGTATGAGAGCCTATGAAGATTATATTGCTGAGCTTAAAGCCATTGACGATAAACGTTTACAAGATAATATTGCAAGAGCTGAGGTTAATTTATTAAATACTTATACTCAAAACGATAATTATTTACAAGCTCAATTAGAATTATTAAATGCTGAACGTGAACAAGAATTATCTAATACTGAATTAACAGAATCTCAAAGAGCTGAGATAATTAATAAATACAGAGAGCAAGAGCGACAAGCTCAAATGAAATACTACTCTGATAATTTAGCTGGAGCCACTAATGTTACAAATTCATTAGCTCAATTATCTGATGGATTATTTGAATTAAAACGATCTAATTTACAAAAAGGTTCTGATGAAGATAAAGCTGCTGCCAAAAAACAATTTGAATTAAATAAGGCTTTTAGTTTAGCTAGTACTGCAATATCAGGAGCACAAGCTGTTATATCTGCCAGTGCATCAACCCCTTATTTATATGTTGGTTTAGCTGCTTCTATTGCTGCTAGTATAGCAACTACTGGAGCATTAGCAAAAATAGCTAGTACTAAGTTTCAGTACTTTGATGGTGGTTTTACGTCTAAAGGAAATCCAAAAAAAGAAGCCCAAAGTATGGGCAATGCTCAATTTCATAACAATGAATATGTTGTTCCTGATAAAGTTTTAAGCACTCCTCAAGCTAAACCACATGTTACAGCTTTAGAAAAAATGCGTAAAGGTCACAGCGTGTCAGGTATAAGTGGTTTTTATGATGGTGGCTTTACTGGTCGTTCAGCAAGTTACAGTTCAGCTTCAGTAGCTCAAACACAGAATGATTTAATAAATGCAGTATTATCTTTACCTAGTCCAATAGTTAAAGTATCAGAGATTAATAAAGTTAGCAATAGTAATAAAGTTAGTGTTAACGTATCTAGTCTTTAGGCACAAAGCCTGGAGGAGGATTTTTTCTGTAATGTTCTTTAAATATCATAGCACCTAATTGAGATTCAGTCATATCTCTATACTCTCTATCGTAATTAAACATTTCTAAAACAACACCCCTTAATAATATTTGTTTATTTCTAAATAAATACTTACTACCATTTATAATTGTGTCTTTTTTATTGCTTGGTTTTCTACCCATAATATATAATAAAGTTTATTATAATACAAATATAAACTTTTTTTTCATATTATTTTTACATAATGAAAATTGCTAAATTAAATATTGAAGGTTACATAGGTGAATTAGATTCTAAATCTCAATTTGCTGGTGAAAAAAACTTCTCATTAAAGCATTTAAACACTTTCTTAAACAATTTAGATTCTGATATAACTGACATTGAATTTACTGTAAATAGTGGAGGGGGTTCAGTTTTTGAAGGGTGGGACATTAGAGCAGCATTGTTAAACTCAAACAAAACATTACATTCTATTGGAGAAAACATTGTAGGTTCTATTGCCACCGTTATTTATATGGCTGCTAAAGTTGAAAATAGAAGTATTGTAAAAGGTACTGATTTCTTCATTCACCATCCTTATTGGTTACCTGGTGAATCTGAACCTATTAGAGCTAATGAATTATTAGCATTAGGTAAAGATTTAAAAGAGGAGCAAGACAAGTTATTAAACTTTTATGCTAATGAATCAAAAGCAACGGCTGAACAACTTTCACCACTAATGGCAAAGGAAACTAATTTAACAAGTGAACAAGCTGTTAATTTAGGTTTTGCTGGTAAAGAAATTGATTCAGTAGATTTTGTAAGTTATCATAAATACAGATTAGCTGCTTTTATTGACATTAAAGATAAATCAAATAAAAAACAAATAACAAACATGGAACAATCAATTTTAGATAAAGCTAACAAGCTATTTAAAAACATGAAAAGAATTGCTACTGGTAAATTCTTTGACATGGACATCACAGCAACTAACGAAGCTGGAGATTCTGTAAATTTATTTATCGAATCAGAAACAGAAGATTTGACTGGTAAATCTGCTTATATCATCGATGCTGAAGGTAACCAAACTACTGCTTCAAATGGTAAGTATGTAGATGCTGATGGTAAAACAATTGTAGTAGCTGAAGGTAAAGTAGTAGAAGTTATGGATAAGGCTGCTGAAAGTACAGATGAGCCTTCATTAGAAGATTTAAAAGCATTAGTAGCAGCTAAAGAAGCTGAGTTAAACGATTTAAAAGCTGAAAAAGAAAAGATCGAAGCTAACTTATTAGCTAAAGAAACTGAAAACGAAGCTATTAAAGCTAATGTAACAACTTTAGAAACTGAGTTTAAAGCATTAAAAGAAGTAATTATTGGTGAAGGTGCTGAGTTTGACTTAGGTACTCAATCATTTAAAGCTAAAAAAATTGTATCTGCTAATCCTAACCAGGCTTATTTAGATGAAATGGCTTCAATCTTCAAGAAAAAATAAACAAACAAACAATTAAAAACAACAAATTAAAATAAAAACATGGGAAATTTAATCACATCGGTTGCTTCTTACACAGGTAAACAAGCAGAATTTCAAGAAACATTTGTATTAGCTTTGGCTAAAACTCCAGAGTTAGCGCAATTAGGTTTCAGAATTGAGCAAGATATTCAAAGCTCTAAAACGTTTTATAAAACAGGACGTTTACAAAAAATCACTAAAAAATCAGTAGATTGCAATACTGGAGATACTGCAACTGGTGTTCCAATTAGTTCAGTAGTGTTATCAGTTACACAAATGGAAGCTGAGTTATCACAATGTAAAGCACCATTTGAAGCATCTATTTATGAAGCAGCTTTGAAAAAAGGTTATGATGTTTATAACTTAGAAGGTACTCAAATCCAAACTTTATTACTTGAAGTATTTGGTAATGCGGTTGCTGCTGACTTATATCGTCAAATCTTTTTAAATGATACTACTTTAACTAACTCTGATTATACTGCTTATGAAGGTATTTTCAAAACGTTAAAAGCTGGTGTATTAGCTGGAGATGGTACTGTTAGAGTTGCTGCTGTTATTTCTGATACTGACATTAATCAAACTAATATCTTAGCTACTTTAGACACTTATGTTGATTCTCAAAACTCAGTATTAAAATATAACTACACGCCTGACCAAAAGCGTATGTTTGTAACTGACCCAATTTACAGAGCATTAGAGCAAAAATATACCACTTTAGGTAACTTAGAAAGTTCTAAAACTGAATTAATTAATGGTATCTCTACTCTTAAATTCAGAGGTATTCCAGTAGTAAACCTGTTAACTATCGGAGATTATATCAATGTTGACTTTGCAACTGGTTCACCAGCAACAGCAAATGATAACCGTATCATCTTAACTAATCCTTTAAACCACGTTATCGGTACAGATTTATTGACTGATACTGCAAACGCTGAGTTTTGGTATGAGCGTAAAGATAAAAAGAACTACTGCCGTTTAAACTATCGTGCTGGTTATAAATACATTGATGGTGTAGAAAACGTTATCGGAGGATTCTAAATTAAATGGGAGGGTAATACCTCCCCTTATTACAAACAATTAAATAATAAAACAAAATGCCAACATGTAACGAATTATTATCAGGAATTACACCTGATTGCAACGGTCTAAATAAAGTAGGCGGTATTGACAAAAGAGTTTATTTTGTTGAAAAAAAGTATTTAAGTGTAACCTATGATAATTTAGGTTATATGAACAGTATTGCTTTATCAAATGTGGGGTCTATTCCAGCTAAATTATACAAGTTTACAACTAAACGTGATAAAAATGTAGCTAACTGGCCTATGACAGTAGGTGAAAATGTTAATACTTATAATCATGGTATCACTTTACCATTGTATTTAAGCACACCAGCTCAAGTATTAGCTGCTGAAACATTAGCTAATACAGATGACTTAGTGTGTTTCTATCAAGAAAATGCTGAAAATATCAGAGTTTTAGGTATAGGACAAGGGTTAAATGGTTCTGCTGGTGAAGGTGGTTCAGGAACTTTATTAAACGATCCAACTGGTTATAGCTTAACTTTATCAGGTGAAGATAAAAATATGCCTAAATACTTTAGTATTAACGGAGCAAATGCAACAGTAGCTCAAAACATAGCATACTTAGACGCTTTATCTGCTTAATTAAATTAATTACAAAAAAAGAATCCTAATCATTAATTTGGTTAGGATTTTTTATTTATATTTGTATCTGTATGATAAACAGAGTTAACTCAGCTTTAAGAAACCCAATAGCAAATAGATACGAATTAAAACAACTTGTATCTGAGTTATGTAATTATAACATGAATCTTAATTGTGGTCAATGTATTAATGAAGCTGTTATATTATTAGGCAATTGGTTAAAGTTACAAGGTCAAGAAAATGATTATAAGTCAAGAGCTTTCAAAGGTGAATATACATTAAAACAAATTAATCTATTTGTTCAGGTTTATAATTGTGGAGATGATGAACGTCAATACGAATTAGATACTTGTTTAAAAAATAACAAAGCGTTAAATATTAATGGAGTGCCTTACTTTAATGTAATTGAGATTAAAGAACGTTTAACATTTAAAGAGTTATTTAAACTTACTGAGCAATATCCTGATAGAATTAACATAATTGCTAATTCAGATATTTACTTTAATGAAACTATATTAAAATGCAGATGGTTGCAAGGTAAAGAATGTTTTGCTTTATCTCGCTGGGATATTAACGGCAATACTGCTACTTTATTTGACCGTAAAGATTCTCAAGATGTTTGGATATTTAATGGGACTGTAACCGAAGATATAGGTAATTATTATTTAGGTGTTCCTGGATGCGACAATAAATTGATGTGGGAATTAAAATCAGTAGGTTATCAAGTATCAAACCCTTCTAAAACAATACACAGTTTGCATTTACATAATTCTAATTATAGAACTTATGACCACAAAACAGAGAGAGTTCCACAGCCTTATCACTTTATAAAACCACATTATTAATATGTATAAAATAGATAAAAATATAAAACCCCCAACTGCGTTACTTTATCCGTTTAAAGATATGGAAGTGGGAGATAGTTTTTTTATAGAATCTAAAGATAAAAAAGAAGCTCAGTTATTTAGATTAAAAGCAATGGGAGCAGCAAGGCAATATGTTTATAAATCTCAATCAAAAGATTTAAAATATGTTACTAGGTATGTAGAAAACGGAATAAGAATTTGGAGAATTAAATAAATTATGAAAATACTACATATAGGTTTATGCGTACAACCTAAACCATACAACGGATTCCAACAAGCATTTACTGATGTAGTTGGTGAGGAAAATTATAGAGAGATTAGTACAGGAGAAGAAAACTTAAATGCTAAAGTATTAATTTTAGCCAATGAGTTTAAACCTAATATTGTATTTATGCAAATACAAGCTCCAAATATAATTTTACATAACGTATGTCAAAGATTAAAAGACATGGGTTGTTTTATAATTAATTGGACTGGAGATAAACGTCACGAAGTGCCACAATGGATGATAGATTTAGCACCTTATGTATCTTTAACTTCATTTAGTAATATGGATGACGTAAATACCATGCGTTCATTAGGCTTTAAATCTGACTATTTAGAGATAGGTTACAATGAAAGTATTTATACTCCAGTTGGCGAAGCATTAAATATGCCTGAAATAATATTTATGGGTAACAATTATGGACGTGGTTATTTTCCTATGAGTGGTTTTCGTATTGATATGGTAGATTTTTTACGTCAAGAATACGGTAATAGATTTGGTGTTTACGGTTCAGGGTGGGCTTATGGTAACGGTAACTTTAATCATAGCCAATTAGAAGAAGCTAAAGCGTATAGAGGTGCTAAAATTGCTATAAATTGTAGCCATTTTGATAGCTTAAATTACAATAGTGATAGGTTATTAAGGATTTTAGGTAGTGGTACTATGTGTTTGAGTTATGATCATTTAGGAATGAAGGAAACTTATAACCATGATAAGGTTAGTTATTTTAAAAGATTTGATGAGTTACAGTATAAAATAGAATTAGCTTTAGAATATCCTGAAGATTCAAAACTTATGGCATTAAATGGATATAATTTTGTAAAAAATACATTCACTTTTAAAAATCAAGTCGAAAATATTATTAACTTAGCAAAATGATAGATTGGAATAATAGACTAACAACTCAGTTTGATTTTGTAAAAGAAAAAATACAAGACATCAAGCATAATAAATCAAATGGTAATTTAACTATTAATTACTATTATTTTGATAAAGAATATAAACTAGAAGTTACTGGACAAATTACAGATGATTTTTTAACGGTTGATTATATAGCATATAGTCATATAATAAATGGATATTTATGAAAGTAATAGGATTATTAACCATACATTATGGTAAAGAATATTTAAAAGAATGTTTAACTTCTATAAAAAATCATTGTGAAAAAGTTGTTGTGGCTTATACTGAAAAACCATCTCACGGATTTGGAACAACAGAAACTTGCCCTGATAGTAAGTCAGATATTAAATTAATTTGTGAACAAGTATTAGGAGATAAATTAATATGGGATGAATACGATAATTATACAGCAGAAAATCAACACCGAAGACAAGTTCATAATTACTCGAACGGTTATGATTTAGTTTTAACAATTGATGCGGATGAGGTATTTGAACCTAGTGAGTTAACAAATGCTTTAGAATACGCTTATAATAATCAACAAAGATATTACGGAATTAAAGGTTATATAAACTTTTGGCGTTCTTTTAATTGGGCTTGTTATGATGGATTTAGACCTATTAGAATTGAAAACTTAAACAATTCAAATACACATCAAAATCATGAATGTCCATTAACTATTTATCATTTTAGTACTGCTCAAAGTGAACCAGTAATGAGATATAAATATAAAATATTCGGTCATGCTTCAGAGATTAAAACTGATTGGTTAGATAGCATACATTATAAATGGACGCCTAAAAATAACTTTGGAGATTTGCATCCAGTTAGTTATAATTTATGGAATGCTGTACCATACGCAAAACATAATATGCCTGAGTTTTTAAAACAGCATCCTAACTTTAATAAAGAATTGATATAATGTTAGCGGTATCATTAATAGAAAATAAACCATTAAGCACTAAAACAGCTTTAGCACACGCTCCATTTTTACCAGATGATGCTATATTATATGAAGAACCTCGTTTAAATTCAATACATGAATACAATAAACGATTAACTTCCTTAGAGTTTTGGAATCAGTTTGATGAGGAAAATATATTAATTATACAACATGATAGCGTAATTTTAAGAAATGGTATTGAAGATTATTACCAATATGATTTTATAGGCGCACCAATTAAATGGATAGATTTTCCAGCTATGAACGGTGGCTTTAGTTTAAGACGTAAATCCGCTATGATTAATGTTATTAAAAACTATCATTATAACGGTTTAGAAAATGAAGATTTATATTTTTGTAACGGATTGAAACAACTTAACGGAAATTTACCTACATTTGAAACTGGTAAAACATTTAGCTGTGAAACTATATTTAATTTAGGCTCTTTAGGTTACCATGCAATAGATAAATATTTAACAAATGAACAAATAAACCAAATAAAAACACAATATGAATAAAGTAATAGCATCATTTATAATATCATTAATAGTAAGTTATTTATTTAACTCGTATTGCTACAATTCATTTAATCCTCAAAACTTCCCTTTAGGAGCTAAGATTTTACAATGTTTAGGAGTTTTAATTATTTTAGGCATATCATCAATAGTTAAATCTGAAGTAATAAATGATTTAAAAAATGAAGTAGAAAAACTAAAAAATAAATAAATATGAGTGAATTAATCAAACAAAATTACAACCTAGCTTGTATAACACCATCTGATATTAATGAACATATTGATACGCTATATAATTTAGCTAAAGAATGTAGCCATGTTACAGAGATGGGAGTTAGAAATGTTGTAAGTACATGGGCTTTTATGCTTCGTGATCCTGAAGTATTAATAGGTATTGATTTACATACTAATTTTAATGTAGATAAAGCACTATTAGCCTATCCTAAATGGAAGTTTATTAAATCAGATACTACTAAAATTAAGATAGAAGAAACTGATTTATTGTTTATCGATACATTACATATCTATTCTCAATTAAAAAAAGAGTTAGTTTTACATGCAGACAAGGTTAAAAAGTATATTGTATTACATGATACTACTACTTACGGATTTGTAGATGAACCAACTGATTGGCAAACTCCAGAGATTATGGAAAATTATAAACTTGAAGAAAAAAGAGGGTTACAACCAGCTATAATTGAATTTTTAAATGATAATCCTGAATGGATTATGTTTAAAGAATACACTAACAACAATGGATTAACAATTTTAAAAAGAAAATAATATGAGCAAATACATTTTAAAACCAGGTTACGAAACTATCATTACTAAATCAGATGATGGACACGAATTATTAATTACACCAAATACATTTAACGATTATTTTGGTGACTTAATGATGAAAAATAATCAAGGTCATTTATTAACTATTAGCCAAGACTGGGTTAATAATAATAGTACAGAAAAAAAAACATTCACCCAAATTACGGAAAATGTTATTTTATTAACCTCGAATCAAGAAAAGATAGAAGAAAAACAACAGAATCAAACTGTAAAAGTGCAGGAGTTAAAGTCAAAAGGTGGGAGGCCACGAATAAACAAAATTTAGAACATAATGGACGTATTAAAGCTACTGAAATAGCAGCATTAAGAAGCCATAAAACATTATTAGAACACGCTTATAATTCAGGTTATGAGCGTGTTTTTATTTTAGAAGATGATATAGATTTTTGTGATAACTTTAAACTTAAATTAGCTAATGCTATGCTTGAACTTCCTGAAGATTGGGATTGCTTACATTTAGCTGGTTATAGCCCATCTGACTGCCTAATTAATTATAGCGGATTATTGTATAAATCTATTAAAACATGGGGGGGTTATTCATATATTGTTAATCGTAAAGCAATACCAAAACTAATAGAAGAAATTAGTAAGGAATTAACGCAAGTTGACACACATTATACATGGATTATGAAAGATATGAACTGGTTTAAAACTAAAGAAATGCTAGTTTATCACTTGCCAGGCTATTCAGATATTAACGAAGCTCACCGAGATATTAAGGAATTATATAATAAATAATAGTATTTAATTTAGTGTTATGTATTAATTTTATAACATGACTAAAAAGAGTACATTTAGAGCTAAAGTTTATACATTTTTAAACAGAATTGTTAATATTACTGAGAATAAATCTAAAGGAATTATTAACTATGATTCTGATAATTTATTTCCTCAAAGATTAATAAGAACAGTTAGTGAAAGTGGAACTGCAACGGCTTGTATAGAAGTATTAAATCAATATATTTACGCTGAAGGATTAGTTAATGAAAAACTAGGTAAATCAAAAGCAAACAATAATCAAACGTTTAATGAAGTAATAGCAGAAGCAACAGCCTATGTATCGCTTTTACAAGGTGTAGCGTGGCATGTTAAAAGAGATGGTACTGGTAACCCTATTTCAGTTAAATGTATTCCTTACGAGAATATTAGAGTAGCCGATAATGGTAACTATATTTATAACCCTACTTATTCATTAGATTGTAAATTTGATACAACTAAAGATATTGAATACCCTAAATTTAAAGGTGCTAAAGTATCAAATGAGGAATTAAAAGTAATTGCTAGTTATAAAAATAATGATGGAGAAACATTAGGAGAGATATTATACCACTTTAATAAAAAACCTGGTCAATACGTTTATTCAATTCCTTCTTATTTTAGTGCTATTTCTGATATTGAAGCGGATGCTGAACAAAGTAAGTTTGAATTAGAATCAGTTAATAATGCGTTTTTGCCTGGTGGATTTTTAACTATTGTAGGTGACATAGATGACAAAACAGAAGATGAGAACGGTAAAACGGAATTAGATTATTATGTTGATACTTGCGAAGCCTTTACTGGAAACGCTAAAGATAGACAAGGTGAAACTGGACGTAATAAATTAATGCTTTTATTTGCTAAAACTAAAGAGGAGTTACCAGTATATCAATCTGTAAATACTGGCGAAGTATTTAATGCAGTTGAACAAAGCACTCCGAGAGTAGCAAAAAAAGTGGCTAGAGCTTTTGGAGTTCCTGACTTCTTAGTTAATCTAGGTGGTTCTGTTGGTTTTTCAACTAACATTATATCAGATAATATTGTGTTATTTAACAATAGAGTTAGACCATTACAAAATTTAATTAGTCAATCTTTACAAATGGTATTTCCTGAAAAAGATTTTAAATTAACTCAAAATAATCCTATTAAATATATTGAGCCTTTAATTTTATCTAAATTAACAGATAATGAGTTAAGAGCATTAATAGGATATAAACCTAAAACAGATGCCATACCGCCCACTAATAATTAAATCAGAGTTTACAGAATTTGTAAAACTAGGTGCTAATGTTACTAAAAATAGTGATATTGATACCTATATTAAGGATATGCAAGAGATTGAATACAAACCTACTGTGCCTTTAGTTTTTTATAATGCTATTTGTGGTTCACCTGGCACAGAATTAACAGCTTTTTTAAATGAGTATGTAAAGCCTTATTTAATTTGCGGAGCTTATGAAAAGTTTTTATTATGGCATGGTCGTAATGTAGCTCAGTTTGGTTTAAGAGAGAATCAAGAAGATACAAGTACACCTATTAGCGATAAAGCAAGGGGTGAATTAATAGCAGACGTAAGACGTAAAACAAACGTTTATTTATTAGGAATGAATGATAGGTTAAATGATTTGAGTTACACATTTGATGGAATGGTTTATGATTTTACTTCGTGTGAAGTTTCTAAATCGAAGCCTAAAATAGGAATGAAACAAGTTGGTGGTAATAGAAATAAATACTGGGATAAAAAATTACAAAGATGGTTATAAAAAGAGTTAAAGGTGATACTTATTCACTAGATATTACAATAACTAATACTTCAGATGAGCCAATAGACTTAACTGATTGTACTGTATTTTTTACAGTTAAACGTAATTTACAAGATACAGATGCTCAGGCTTTAATTAATAAATCAGTTACGTCATTTTCAAGTCCTACAACTGGAGATTTATCTATACCGTTATTAGCTTCTGATGTTGATTATGTTGGTGAATTTTACTACGATGTTAAAATTAAAGCATTAACCGGTGTTATTACTTCCGTTATTACAGATAAATTTATTTTATTAGATCACGTTACAATTAGAACTTCATAATATGCCATCATATAAATTAACCGTAAATAATGCCAAAGTCATTTTAAAAACAATGGCTAATTATATAATTAATTTAACTGGCATAAAAGATAATTTAACTGGAACTGGCAATGTAACTAATGGTAAAATAGATTGGACTTTACAAGATTTTACAAATACAGCTAGTTGGTTTACTACTAATAATCCAGTTTTATTATTAGGTCAAAAAGCTATTGAAACAGATGATTTATTAACAGCTCCTAAATTTAAAATAGGAAATGGTGTAACGGATTGGAATAGTTTACCATATTTTAGTTCAGGAGGAGGAAGCGGTGCAGTTGAAACAGTAACTGGTACAAACGTAGACAATACAGATCCTTTAAATCCTATTATTGATATTCCTAATTTAGAACAAATAACAGCATTGACTGTAACGATTACAAACCCGATTCAAACAGAATCAAATATTACGGTTTATGAACCTTTACCATCAATTGATGTAGCAGTTACAATAGATGCTGATGGAATTTATATAGTAAACGATAGTAACACAAATAACTTATTTCAAGTTGATAGGGTTGCTGGAACTATAACTAAAAACGGTGTAGATATTGCAACGGTTAATGATATACCAACTGTAGATACAACCATTATAGACGGCTCAACTAATCCAGTTGACGGTAATGCTGTATTTGATGCTTTAGCTTTAAAAGCACCTTTAGCATCTCCAACATTTACTGGGACTGTTAATTTAAGTGGCAATACAGCATCTAGGTTAATGATGACAGATGCTAGTAAAAATATTGTTTCTACTGGTTTATTTGTTACACCAGAAATGTTTAATGCAAATGCTGGAGATGGTACGACTGATTCAAGTGCAGCTATACAGTCTTGTATTGATAGTGGTTTTGCTGTTTGCTTAACTGGTGGTCGTAATTATAGAATATCAACAGAAATATCTATTACAGATAGTCGTTATATATTTGGGACTGGTGAGGGTGCGAAAATATCAACCGCTACAAATATTGTATTATTTAGGGTAACTGGAAATAATAATAACTTTTTTAATTTAAAATTAGAGGGTGCAGTTTCTGGCGGTTCTGGTGCTACAAATTTTGGTATTTGGGCTGATGGTGTTGCAGGCTTAACGTCTTATAGAATTAATAATAAAGTATCTAATTGTTCGTTTACTAATCTTTATTATGGTGTTGCTACTCGTAACATGGTTGGAACATCAAGCGCTACAAAACACGAAGGGGCTTTTGCTGTATCTGACTGTTCATTTACTGGATGTTTAGCCGGGTTTATTGCATTAGGTAGAGGTGAATATAACACAATAACTAACTGTAAATTTTACGGTAACACAACTGGAGTATCTTTTACTGGAGGTAATAACAGTATTACTGGCGGCACTATTACAGATAATACAACTGGTATATCTGTTTTATCAGGTACTAATGATGGGCATAGTTCAGCTACTGGAGTAATGATAAACCATAATACTACAAATATTAATTGTACTCATACATTAGGATATTTATTTAATGGATGTATGATTTACGCTGGTTCTGTTACTTTAACAGGAACTGGTAAAACTGTTTTCTTAGGATGCTGGTTTTCGATGTCAACTTATACATTAACAATAACAAATAGCCCTGTTTATTTTAATAACTGTGAATTTGTAGTAGTTCCAACAACATATACACTAACTGGCACTGCTCCAATAATGAATAAAAGTTATAGTGGTGCATCAAAATTATTAACACCCACTACAACTACTACTAATACTGAGTTAATTAATAATAATAATTTAAGTCCTTTCTTC